TACGTTAAATTGTTTTTTACAACCAAATTTAACTAATAAACCATCAGTAACAAACTCAAGGTATTGTTTCATCAAGTTTGAATTCATACCAATTAAAGATACTGGTATAGATTCAGTAATAAATTCTTTTTCAATCTCCAAAGCAGATAATAAGATTTCTCTAATTCTTTTCTCACTTGGTTTGTTCTCCAAATGATTATTAACCAAATGAATAGCAAAATCACAATGTAAATTCTCATCTTTAAAGATAAGTGAATTAGCATTACATAAACCTTGCATAATACCTCTTGATTTCAACCAAAAGATTGAACAGAATGAACCTGAAAAGAAGATACCCTCAACCGCAGCAAATGCAATCAATCTTTCTTGAAAAGTTGAATTTTCAATCCAATCCAAAGCCCATTTAGCTTTCTTTTGAACTGCAGGTAATTTATCAATTGCGTGGAAACATTCATCTTTCTCATCAGCATCTGAAATATATGTGTCAATCAATAATGAATACATTAATGAGTGAATATTTTCAGCCATAAGTTGGAATCCGTAGAAGAACTTAGCTTCAGGATATTGTACTTCTTTTAAGAAATTTTCCGCAAGGTTTTCGTTAACGATTCCGTCAGACGCTGCGAAAAATGATAATACATTCTTAACAAAGAATCTTTCATTATCTGTTAAATTTTCCCAATCTCTAATGTCATTGGATAAATCAACTTCTTCAGCCGTCCAAAATGCTGATTGATGTTGTTGGTAAAATTCCCATATATCGTTATGTTCAATAGGGAAAATAACGAATCTGTTCGGATTTTCTTTTAATATTTTTTCTTCCATTTTTTTTAATTTTGTGTTTGTTGTTTTTCTTTTCTTTTTTCTAACAAATCTTTGATTCGTTGTCTATTTCTTTCTTCAGTTTGTTCTTCAAGACCTAAAAAGGTTACTGAACTTTCTGTATCAATTTCTAACATACCATTGTCAAATTTACAATTTTCAAAGACAATACCATCATCACCAATACGTGATTTAGTAATTGCAATAGTTGCTAGTTTCATTTCTTTTTGTTGTAGAGATTTTGCCACGGAAATGATTACGTGTCCAACCTGTGCTTTTTTGATAGAACCACCCATTTGGTCGGTAGTTACCACATCAGAAGATATTGAACTTCTATTACCTTGAGTCGCAGTCCACCCTACTAAATCAAGTTCGTGACACATAGCTTCAAATGCTCTCATCACAGACCCTTCAGATTTCCATTCATCACCCAAGTTTTTATCAGGAACCACACAATCAATGTAGTCCAATAATACCATATCAATTTTGTTTCCTTCAGAAATCATTTTTCTAATTTGATTCTTAATTTGCATCATTGTTACGGTGTCAGATGGAAGTTTTTTAAGTATCAATTGATTAGTCATACTCTCCTTAATTTCTTGAACTTTAATCATAACCTCATCCTTTTTTAAAGACAATTCATCCGGATGAATTTTTGTCCATAATGTAATGTGTTTACGTTGGATAATCTTTGGGTTATCCTCAAAGAATATTTGTAAAACATTGTATCCCAAATTAAATGCGTGATTTGAGATTTTTGTCAGTAAAGTTGATTTACCAACACCAGTTGGTGCTAATACAACACCGATTTCACCTTTAGCCAAACCACCTTTTAATAACCTATCTATCCCCGGAATACCCATTGGTATCGGATGACGATAATCTTCGTTTAAAACGTCATCTAAATTACTGAAAACACTTTCAGTTCCCTTATCGTGTTCTCCAACCTGAAGAGCTTTACTTACCATTTCCTCTAATGTGTCATAACTCTCAAATTCACCCGTGTCGATAATTTTTTGAGCTTTAACCATTACTTTCTGTAACTCCTGTTGTTTACAGAACTTCATTGATTTTTCTTGTACAAATTCCGCTCCCTCAAGTGTGGATTCCTTAACTTTATTAAGGGTATCAATAATGATTTTCGCAGCCAGAGGTTGTTGTATCTCAGATTTTGTGATTTGTTCTAATGTGTCAAAGGTTGGTGTATGTTCGTATTTTGAAAAAATGTCAGTCAAGTTCATCAATAAGTTTTTTAGGTGTGGGCGTACATCCACAGTGTATCTTATCTTTGGTGGGTATACTTTAGCGTCCACTTGTCTATGACAAATTGTCACATCATTTTGTTTAATAAAGATGTTAAAGTACTCCGGACCATCAGTATATGACGTTTCCAAAATAGCCGGATTGTTAATAATTTCGTACATATTATCAGACATATACGTTACTGTTTTCAATGATAATTGAGTTTGAATGTCTTCTTTAAATTCACGAAGTAATTCATAAAGTTCTAATGAGTTCTTCGCCTCATTGTTAAACTCTCTCACGTTAAAAAATCTTTGTACAATGATGTTATCATTTACCATCATTAAGAATTCTAATTTTACCGATTCTTGGTCTTTCATAGTTTTAATTAATTGTTGTTATAATTTCTTTTTTCTTTTCTTGTTAGTTTCATAAAGGGTCTAACAAAATTCACCCACGCGTCATCCCCCTTTGGTAGATATTTAAAAAAACCGTCTTCCATCATCATCTTTATAAGATTTCTATGTCCCCGACCATCCGGGTCTAACGTTTCTCTATAATATAACTCTACAAGTTCTTTAGCATCATCAGTAATTAACGGATTCGATAGATTTATTATTTTCTCATTAATAGTGAAAAATTCCTCTCCATGAACACCACTTTTAGTTTTACCCGATATTAAATTTTGTAATGTTTTATTATTCTTATTTTCTTTAAGTAGGTTCTCAGCTTTTTGTAAAATATCGGTAATCGTAACCGGTTTTTCAAGTAGCTCAGGAAAAAACTTTATAAGAGTTTTTTCACCTAACCCTGAAATACCATCAATGTTATCAGATTTATCACCCGATAAAATTTTATAAGTTTTAATATTTTGATGAGGGAATTCGTAAATATCACATTTGATTTTACTACCTAATTGATAAGTTTCTTTAGTTCTTGGGTAGTACACCGATACCTTATCTGAAATAAGTTGTGTAAGGTCTTTATCCCCCGAATAAATGGTTTTTTGTTCGTTATCCGAGATTTGGCAATAGTAAGCAATCAAATCATCCGCTTCGTTATTATCTACGTTGATTTGTCTCACATAACAATCCTCCAAGTATTGTTTGATTCTTTCTTTCTGCTCAGTGAAAGAATCTAACTTATACTCGTTGTCTCTGTCTCTACGTTGTTCTTTGTATTGGGGATAAATAAGTTTTCGAGTTGAAGAGTTATCATCACCATCCCACATAACAACAACCTTATCAAAGTTTTGTTCATCTATGAATCGTCGAATGGTGTTCACAAAGTGCCATAAGGCACCTATGTGTTTTCCATTATGATAATAATCTTTTACTCCGTGAAAGCCAATCTTTACTAAATTATTGCCGTCCACTAATAGGGTTTTAACCACTTGTTTTGTTTGTATTCGTTACTAATCTTTTTCTTCTACTTCTTTCAAGTCAAAATCACCATCTGTTCCGATAATGTTTTTCCAATATTCAGAATATTCTTTTTTGTACTTCTCAATTGAAACTTTTTCTTCTGAAGTTTCTTTTCCCGCCAAAAATCCGTGAGGGGTTACAATAATCTTACCATCCTCATAACCTAACCCATTGATGTGATTTTTCATTACGGAGATTTTAGTTCTTACCGCAAATTTGATAGTTCTCTTATCTTTAGTTGCTGTAATCTTTGTTGTACCAGCCCCTTTTTCATTTCCAAAACGGAAAACTAATGAAGAGTTCAACCAAATTGCCTCACCACCTTTAGCTTTAATTTTAGGTTGTCCAAATGGATTATCCGGAAGTTCAACCCAAGGTTGGTTAACAATAACCAAAGTGTTTTCATATTTGGAATCCGCCTTACGACTTCCTGATATTCTTTGATTAATACCCATACCTATTTTGTCTGCTAAAGCCGCCGCATTATGTTGTTTACCACCTTTACCTTCGTAAGTCATTTTACAAGGAACTGAACCAACAGAATCCCATAAGAATAATAAACTATAATCTAATTCACCTTTCTCTTGAGCATCTAATAAAGAGTTGATGTAGTCAGTAATTTGTTCAATATAATCAAAGTTATTATTGAAGATGTAAAACCCGTCCCACTCTAATTCACCTGTTTCTTCATCAACCATTTCTTCACATTCAAAACCCATAAGTTTTGCGTGTTCAAATGACCATTTTTGTTCGGTGATTATGAATACCGGTAATATTTGTTTTTTCTGAGCGTCAACAGCACATTTAACTAATGCAGTTGTTTTACCTGTATCAGAATGACCCAAGAACATATTCAAATGTCCTATAGCCGGCCCCGGAATACCAACAGCATCCAAAAAGTCAGGTCCTAAATCAAAAAACCTTTGTGGTTTGTATTTTGCTGATGTAGAGAATTTGTCCTTAATGGACTTGAAATCATGTTTTTTAATTGCCATATCTCTAATTAATTTAATTTTTTTAGTTTTTTTAGACAAGTTGGACACCAAGTATGACCTAGTGTCCAAGTTATATGTCTATGTTTTTTTGATTAGAACGGCATATCGTCATCCCCTTCAGCATCCGCTTGTGGGTCAACCGGAGCCGATGGTTTAGAACCACCAAAAGACATTTCATCTTCATCAGAGTTACCATAATCATAACCACCTTTGTCAGAATTCCATTTTGGAGTTTCACCTCTTGCGATAGCTTCTAAATACTCAACAGGTTTTTTAGAGTAAACATCTTCCCAAGATAACTCATCGTTAACCCATCCATCT